AGCGCTCTCTAATCAATTTATCTAATAATTCTTTTTTTTCTTTTTCATTCATCGGTCTATTTGTCTCTGAGTCCGACATCATCATTTCCCTCCCAATTTTTTAATCCGTGGTGAACTAATCCAAGATGACGCCAATCAGGATTTTGGTCATCAGCAAGAGTTAGAGTCCAGTAATCCTTATCGCCCTCGCCCATCCATTCAGATACGAGAACCCATCCTGTACAAATTGCTGGTTCAACAAAAGCGATGCGCCCGATTTCGGCGAGCGCATCATCTATTGCTGAAGGTTTTTTCTGCTGTTCATTTCCCATTCATGGAGGTTAGTACCAAAAATTTCTTTCCCAAAAACGCCACGCCGAACATGGATTCGAATATCGATGCTCAATATAAACAAATCCTCGGGTTATCTGTTCCTCGACTGTTAAGTCAGGGTCGAGTCCAAGAATCTGCGGAATACCGCCAGCGTTTAATTTTTCTCCATTTTGATAGACGGATGTTTTGTTATAGGCATCAGGACGCCAGTTTGACTCTTTTGTCCATAGCGAATCAAGACATTCCCATTGAGCGGGAGTATCCCAACCATAAGCATCAAGGCGCTTTTGAGCGAACTCTTTAGATGCTTCAGGGGTGCGTTCAACCAGTATTGGTTTCATAATTACTTGAGAGGCTTGCGCTGGCTCGTCAGGCGGAATATGAAAAGGATTTAGAAGAATAAATCCTAGTAAGAAAAATCCAACTGGAACTGGTTTTGAAATAACTTTTTCATAGAATCGCATATTCCTCCATTGTTAGGGGTGAACATTTATTCGCTACTGGTTGTAGCGCTTCTATGCTGTCAGTATTGGACTGACCTCACTTTGGCGAGTAGGTGTTTTGCGAACCTAGTTTTAGGGTACAGCATCAAGATGAATGACTGTCAAGGAAGGGCGTTCGGTGGCGGAGCGTTAAATTAGTTGTGCTAGAGAGAGGACGGACGCACAACAGGCGCTACTACGCCACCGAACTATTGGGTACCCATCGGAAATGATACCCCACGCATAATCATGAAAGGTAAGAAAGTGATTATGCGGTTCATCCCGCCAATCTAAGAAGCGACTGACGGGATGAATTCCAGTTTGTTACTTAGTCAAGTCTGCTACCAGCGCTCGCATTGATTCCGTATTTTCTAAGAACCTCAGCGAAGGCACCAGCGAAAGCGCTCTTACGGTCTACGCTCTGTCCGAATTCACGAACCCAAATTTCATAACCACCGTAATAACCCTTATGTCCAGCATTGATGCTCTTGCAATAAGTCACGAAAGCACCTCTCGCTGGAGAAATGTTTATCCAAGCGAATCCGCAAAGACCCTCAAGAACATAAGTTTTCTTTGAGAAATCAATTTGGTCGCTTAAACCGATTGCGTCACCAACTATAAACTTTGGAACGCCAACTTCTTTGCCAGCCTTAAGACCAGCCTCATACGCCTCTTTGTAAATTCGGGCGCACTCACGCTTGCCCAGTTTTTTAACTGGGGCTTCGACTACTTGAGTCATGTGTCCTCCTCTCAGGAACAACTCCAGTATATCCTACTCGGGTTAAGAATTCAACTTAAACTCTCGAGCCTTTTTCCGTGCTTGGCGTTTATCAGCCTCTTCAGATAGAGTTTTGTCCAACTGCGCCCTACGAATAGCCCTTAATGAGCCTTCAGAGACCCGTAGAGGCTTATTATCCCTTAGCCATGATAGAAGTATCATCAGAACCACTTTCCGCTCTCTATTGACCCCACAACGCCAAAAGCGAGTAGGAGGAATCCATAAAATGCGAAAGCCTCAAGATTTTCTGCCCATCGGCGTCCTTTAGGAGTTAATCGAACTCCCTTCTTGAGCAATCGACTTTCTATGTATCCGATTTCTTCATTGATAGTTTTCATGCTGTCCTCTCTTTGATTGGTCGAACTAATCCATATTGCTCCATTGAAGCATCAACTTCACATAGAAAACAATAGGGTTTACCTTTTACAAAAGTGATTCGGAATTCCGAACCGCAGGTATAACACTTCATGCTGTCCTCTTCTCTGCTTGCTTTTTTATTTTTGTAATTGCGGCATATTCTTTGTAATCTTTTAATGGGTCTATGTCATCTCGAATCCAGTCACCTGAATTAACAGGACTGGCTTGAAAATCTGAGGTTAGATAAATCTCGTAATGTAAAGAATCGCCTAGCCATTCACAAGCATTTTCTAACCATTCAGGTGCATCGTCTTCGTATTTAGCAGGTATGCTTTCTACAAATTGTCTAGCAGTTAAATCTATGATTGTTCCTGATGGTGTGTAACTATAAAGAAATCTTTCGCCGTTTTCCTCGCCAATATCTGTGTACACCGCCCAATGTTCTCTACCGCTGTACTCATAACCAGTAACTCTAATTAAACCAAGGTTATGTTTTTTGGCATAGGCGCTCGATTGAATAAGGCATTGACCTAGCGCTTTAACTGGGTCTGCAATTCCCTTGCTCATCAATTTCATCGATTCCCCCTCTTCTTGTACTTATTCTCCAAGATTTTCAACTGTTGGTCAAATGAAATGCCGTACTTCTCTGCAAGATTTCGGCAGATGATTTCATTGACCTGCTTTTTAGATTCCTGTGATTCAGGGTTACTAGAATTCAAAATCCAGTATTGGTTACTAAACCATTTTGAAACTGCTGAACGCTCGGTCTTGATGACCTCTGTGTACTTGCCATCTTTGAAATAAAGGAACTCACCGCTGGCTGTTGGAGCGTTTGCTTTTTCCTTGGCTAACTTTGCTTCACGCTTTGCATCTCTCTCTGCCTTGGCTTGAGCCTTAGCAATCTTATCCGCTGTAACAATTCTTGATGGGCGATTTAAGACCTCGGCTGGAGCGCTTGGGTAACAAATTGTGCAAGCATCTTGACCAGCATCCTCGACGATAGTTTTCTCATCGTCGTTGCTGTATTGAATCAACCATTGATAACGGGTCGTTGGAAAACAAGTTGAGCAATCCATCGAACTGTGAACATGCCCATTGCTATTGATTACCAAGAAGGCTCTTGTCCAAGGGTCTTGGTCATAAATCGCATTAAGTTTTCTAATCTCCTCAGAAATTTTCTTGTACTCGACTTGTAATTCTTCAACCTTGTTTTTGTATTTGTTGATTCTTTCAACATCAGATGAATAGTGTTTTTCATAAAAGCGAATACTGTCTAAAGCCTCTTCAGTCTCAACATAATTTTGCCAACGCTTGTCATGCCAAGATGAAAGTTCGGTATCAATCTTGACTGCGAACTCTTTGGTGACTGCCATTTTGACTCCTCTCGTATTTACAACCCCAGTTTAGCATGAATTGTCCACAAGGTACAATTAGCCCTAGTTCATGTCCCCGTGTCCTATGTGACCCCTGTTCAAAGGGTCAAAATTGCGCCTAACTCGCATAATTATTGTCTGTTTACTGGTCTTTTGGTGGGCGCTTATGCCCTTGGCTGACTCAGCCTCAGCGGATGAACCTACCCCTGTTACTACCGAAAACCTGATTACTAACGGAGATTTCTCTCAAGGCTCCGATAGTTGGACTGCTACTAATTCATCCCATAGTGGCGTTCAAATTGATTCGGGCGCTCAAGGGGATGCAACTTTTTCCTACGCTGGCTCCACAATTAGCCAAGAAGTAACGGTGGCTGAAGAGACCCAAACCGCAATGGCTGAAATTGAAAGCATCAATCTTTCTGTCTTTGTTGATAATACCCAAGCAAACACAATCGGATGGGGCGCACCAACACCTGACCCATACTCTGTAACTTTAATTGTTCGTAACGATAGTAATACTGTTGTTGGCTCGACGACTTATTCTTCATCAACTATTGAAACTAGAACTGTTGAGTTAGTAATAACAAATGTGACTGACCCAAATCAAGCAAGTAATTTAAGAGTAGAGATTTATGGAAGAGATGCAGGTTTTTGGTTTGGTGCTTATGGACCAAGAGTAGATAATGTAAATCTAACTATTTCTTATATTCCTCTTGAGGCTCCAACACCTCAACCTTCTCCTCAACCTGAACCAAGTCCATCACCTGAACCAACGGCGACTCCTTCACCAACACCGTCGGAACCATTTCCCACTCCTTCTCCCGAATCTCAACCAACATCGGAACCAACGCCTTCACCGACTCCAAGCCCGCAACCTTCCGTAACTCCGACTCCTCAACCTGAACTGACCCCGCAACCTTCGCCGTCCATAATTGAACCCACACCTTTGCCATCGCCTACTCCTTCCAATGAGCCGATTCAAACTGGAGGGACGCCCAATCTAAATCCGATTCCTCAACCTGAGCCAAGTCTAAGTCCCGAAGAGTCACCTTCTCTCGACCCTGAGCCTTCGCCAACTCCTGAGCCTTCTCAAGAACCTGAGCCTCAACCTTCTGAAAGCCCAACGGAAACTGACCCGACAAATCAAACACCTGAACCACAACCATCAGAGGAACCTACTTCTGAATCAAATGAAGAAGAAGCCACGCCCCAAGAACAATCAGAGCCGACAGAGCAAGTTTCTGAAACATCCGATACCTCCGAACTATTGGAGGACATCGTACAAGATGGGAATGTAACTGCCGAAGAGGTTGAAAATTTAGTTGAGAGTGTTTTGGAAGATGGCGTTATGACTAAAGCAGAAAAAGAAATTGTTGTTAATGCTGTTCTTGCTCAATTTGAAGATGCCCCTGCTGTCCCGATTGAAGCGCTCGCTAATGCTGGTCTGACTTTGCAAGACCTACCAGCCCAAACACCTGTTGAGACTCGTCAAGATGAAAATGGAAATGCTGTAATTATTACCGCCGAGGTCGCTATCGCTTTACAACTTTTAGAGTCACCAGCGGAAATCTTGCAAGCCATCTTTGAATCACCTGCTCAACTTATTTTTGCTCTTGGAAATCTTGGTGCCGATATGTCACCTGAAGAAAGAGAAGAAGCAACTAAAACGATTATTGCCGCAACGATTGTTGGCAATATCGCAACTACAACTATGGCTACCGCTACTATTGGCGGTGTCGGATATAGGAGAAAACCGTGAAAGACTTTTTCAATGACATAATCGGGCAACTTTGGACGCTCTTAGGAATGTTCGTTGCTTGGATTGTTCTTGATGGTACTGCAAAAGGAATTGTTGGCTACGCTATTTTGATTAGCCTTGGCGTTTGGATTTTGACTTACCCTCTTCGTCGGGAGAAAGAGTAGCCTCTTCAGATTTTGCAAACGGACTAAATGCTCCATTGATTTCATCGAGAGTTAGTTTTCCGTCGTCAAGATACTCACGGGCTAATCTCTCTGCCACAGATGCAACTGCAAGTAATCCAGCCATCGATAGGGCAACCCAAGTTTCAACTCCCATGACAGCACCAGCACCGAGGGTGCCAAGTGCGCCGACAGTAAAGACCGCAACCATGCGAGTCAAGATGTCTTGGAATTTTTTCATAGGCTTAGTCTAGCCTACGCACTCCTGCCGACTAATTCATCAAGTCCTACATAAACTTTGACCTCGCCACTTTCAATCTTTTTGAAATGTTCTTTGGTCTCTTGTAACCATTGAACCCGAGACTTTGGAAGTCGGGCTTTGGCTTCTCCATTCTTGGTCTTGACTTTGACTCCAGTAAAGTGAAATGCACCTTGAAGAATTTCCGCTTGCTCTTTACCCAAGACATTTCTAACTAAGTCAAGAAGGCAAGATGCGAAATATGCTTTATGCCCATCGCCTCGATTTATGTGGTGGGCTACCTCATGCAAAATTACATATTTAGTTCTCATTGCTTTTGGTAGACAGATTACGAACTCGCCTTGACGGAAAGAGGCGCAAGCCGAGCGCCTACCTCTACCGTCTAAAACTTTTATTGGATAATTGAATGGATAGTTTCTTTGAACAAAACTTCTTTTCAATAAACTATTCACAAATTTTTGGGCTTCATCTAAAGACATATCCTGCCTGATGTTTTTTCCATAAACATTCATGGCTAGACTCTCAGCCCTGTAAAGCCGTCCCGCTTGGTCTCTTTTTCTTGGCATTAGGCGACCTTCCTCTCTTTGTGTTCTTCTCTCAAGTGGCGATTAAGGCTTTCGAAAGCCATACCACCCCTTAGTTGCCACTCTCTTTGGCAAACTGGACAAATGACGATTCTCATAAGTCCTCCTTTCATGGGTCATTATATCAAATGGGGGTTAGGAAATATCCCTAAACTTGAGTCGGCTCCGCTCAACTTTGACCCGACACGCCACGATTTGACACAGGAATGGGGCTTTCTTGACTGGCTTTATTAACCCCAGTTTGGTATACTGGAACTGTCCGAGAGGAGGACGGAATGGAAAAGTGCGTGAAGTGCGGTGTCTTCATGGAAAAGATGGAAGTCTTTCCAAAAGGCGTCTGCTTGAAATGCTATGCGGTTGAATTCGAAAAGGAATTTCAAAGCGCATTAAAGGTTGCGAGGTTGAAGTAATGAAAAGTAAAAGATACGGACTTTGCAAAGTTCAACACTCTGAAGTAGCCATCAAAAGCAATATCAGGTCTTGGGCTAAAGAGCGGGAGTACATCGACGGAATTGCTCGCTCAAAAAAGGAAATTGAGCAGATAGTTTCTGAACAATTTCAAGAAGTTACTCAGGTTGCTGAAAGCGCCTGTGAATGGGCTAACTGCGAAAGAGAGGTCGTTAGATGAGTTTAGATTACAAGAACTGGAGTTATGGCGACAGATTTGTGTCAGCCGATACCGATACAGTTGAAAGAGCCTTAGTAAGTGGTGAGGTAAAGCCACAGGCTCCAAGCGCATCAGATTTAAGGTGGGCTTTAGAGTGGTTGGCTATTTATGCTTCATCAGACCACAAAGAGTTGGCACAGGCTTTTGGCAATGTGGTTGCGTTTTTGGACTTAACTGCCCAAGCCAAAGAGAAGCGTTCAGCCTTGGCTAAAGCCAAAAGGCAATATGCCAAAGAAAAGGGAATCAAAGTTTCCCAAGTAAGGTTAATAAAGAATAACTAACCCTAGTTATGATATACTCAGATTGTCTTAGAGAGGAGACAAAATGACTCAAGAAAAAGGTCGTCCATTTAATGTGGATGTTCTTCTTGACCAAATTGGTCGGATGAATGTTTACGCTATATCAGGTGGTCGTGTTTATATTGACGGTTCCACTTATGACAAAGAGAGTGGCACAACTCAAGAAATCGAGTTGCCAGTTGCTTATGGTTACCGTGTCCGAATCAACTTAGGTTGGAATGACACATACACAGTTTCCCGTGTGATTGTAAAGAATACAAAGAACGGGATTAAAGAAGTTATCAAAGGCACCGTCGAGGATGTCTATTGCGAAAATGTTGGCGAGGTTGCTTACAGAGCATCTTGCTTCCGTTCCTATGAATTCGGAGAGAAGGTGAACGCATAATGACAAAAATCAAAATAACTTGGAAAGCGTTTGGCGATAAACCTGAGCGTGGTCGTTTTATCACCAGCGTTGAATTAGAACTGCCAAAGCAGGTGAGCGATGATTTCTCAATCTGTGAGGCAATTTATGAAGTTACAAATCTTCAGGGTGAACTTGCCGAGTTTGGTAAGTCCGCTTCAAAGATTGCTCTGTGGGAATTGATTGAATCTAAATTATCCCCAGTTAGAACTCACACATCCCTTTCAGTCGGCGATGAAGTTGAGATTGATGGTCGTGCTTATGTTTGTGCTGACCTTGGATTCAAAAGAATCGAGGTGAGCGCATGAGTCAGGAATCAATGTCTTGGGGAAATTTAGCAGAACTTACCCATGCCACACAGGTAGAAAAGTTTAATTTCTGTACTTGTGAGGACAACGAAGGTAAAGAAAATCCGTATTCAGATTGCCCAACTGAAAAGCCTTATGACCGTGTGAACGCAATTATCGCTTATGAAACTGGTGAACTAGATGAAGAGAAAACTATTGAACTCTTCCAGCATTTAGTTGATACTGGTTTGGCTTGGCAATTACAAGGTCACTATGGAAGAACTGCATCTGCATTGATTGATGCGGGTCTTGTGCAAAGAAATAAATAATGGAAAAGTTAATAATTAAAGAACACTACTTAAATGATAAGGGTAGATTCATGGTGACTCATGATGATAGATTGATAAAAATAATTCATTGCACTTGCACAGATTGTGAAATTCATAAAAAAGTAGTAAACTAGGGTTTAATATGAGAGTAGAAACAATGGAACATGCGATACTTGTTCATTCGCCTGAGTATGCGAATTGGGTTTTTGACCCTACGCATCCGACTCAAGGGCGACGATTTCTCCATGCCCGTAATCAGTTAATGTTGCGAGCGCAAGAGCGCCGTTTGAATGTGTGGGAGATTGAACCTGAGATGCCACACACCGATGACCTTCATTCTGTTCACGATATGGAATATGTTTACGATGTAACTATTCGAGGTGAATCAACTGAATGGAATGGACAACGCCACGATTTAGGCGAGTTAGCCAAGTTATTCGCTGGCGGTACTTTGACTGCCCTAGATACTTTGATTGATTTCAAAACTAAACTGGCTGTTCACTTTGCTGGTGCTAAGCATCATGCAATGCGTGACATATCCAGCGGTTTTTGTATCTTCAATGATTTTGCTATTGCCGCTACTAAAGCCACTAACGAGTTTGAACAGCGTGTAGCAATCTTTGATTGCGATGCTCACCATGGTGACGGTACTGAGATGTTATTGCGTAGAAACAAAAATGTTATGACTTTCTCAGTTCATGAGTATGGAATTTTTCCAGGCACGGGTTTGCTCAGCGATTGGAAGAATCGTGCTTACAATTTCCCGTTAGCATCCAAGTCGGGTGATGAAGCCTTGCTATCTGCAACTGAGGGATTCCTCAAGGCTTGCGATGAGTTCCAGCCAACGATGATTTTTGTTGCCTGTGGTGCGGATGGTTTAGCCAATGACCCACTCTCATCCTTGCAATATACAAAGCAAGGTTACTTTGCATCCATGCGGATGATTCGAGACCAATACTTTGACTACCCAATTTTGCTAGGTGGAGCAGGTGGCTACCTGCCCGATACGGAAACTCCCGACCTATGGGCGAGCGTTGCGCTTGGACTTATGGCGGTTCCTACCGAGGTTGTAATACCCTAACCGTTACGATTGGGGCTATGAATCCACCAAAAAAACTGCTGACCCAAAACAGCGAATTAAAGCCTGACGGAATCTTTAACTGGACTCTACCTGCCTTTGCAATAAAATTAACTAATGGAAACAATTTTAATGTTTGTCCGCAAGCAGGAGCCTGTGCAAGTTTTTGTTATGCAAGAAATGGGACTTACCTTTTCCGCAATGTTCGCTCTCGCCATATCTTAAATCTTGAATATGTTTTGAATTACCCGAAGCAATGGTTTGAGCAGATGTTGGCTGAAGTGCAAAAGCCAAAAATGGTTGGAAAACATATTCGGATTCATGATGCTGGAGATTTTTTCTCTGAGGATTACCTAAACCTTTGGTTGAGGATTGCTCGAGAAACTCCCGCTGTTACTTTCTACTGCTACACCAAAGAGGTTGCCTTATTCAAGAAGGTTGTTGAACCTAACTGCCCTGAAAACTTTCGGTACTTATACAGTCTCGGGGGTAAGCAAGACCATCTAATCAATAAAGAGACTGACCGCCATGCTGAGGTATTTCCTGATGACGCCGCTATTTTGGATGCAGGTTATATGAGTCAAGATGCCAGCGATTTATTAGCGATTACTTTACCTAGTAACAAGATTGGCATACCAGCCAACAACATTCGCCATTTTAATAAAAAACTTGCAGGTCGCACCTTTGGCGATGTCCAAGATGAACTTGATGCAAAACGAAGAGTAAAACTTGGTGGCGCCTAGTGACTACGATTATTGCCGTTCAATATCCTGACAAAGCAATAATCGGGGCGGACTCACAAACAACTGGAGCCACGGGAAGAGTGGCATCTCATCATCAAATGGTCAAGATAACTCAAAGGGGCGATTTCATTATTGCTGGTTCGGGTGAATGTGCGCCTTGCGATATTGCTCAGCATATTTGGGTTCCTCCAGTTCCAAGCGCTAAAGACTGGAACAATCTTTATCACTTTATGATTGCCAAAGTTGTTCCATCTCTTAAGGCTTGCTTCAAAGAGAATGAATATAAATGGGATGTGGAAGATGAGGAAACTAAATTCGCTTTTCTCATACTTATTGGCGGAGAGATATTTGAGATAGCAGATGATTTCTCAGTTACGCTTGACGGAAAAGGTTACTACGGAGTAGGTTCAGGTTCAGATTTTGCAATAGGCGCACTTAGCGCTGGAGCCACAATCAAAGAGGCGCTCAAGATTGCTTCAGATAATGACGCCTTTACATCGCCACCGTTTATTTACCATACTCAACAAAAGCGTCAGAAGATTGCAACTAAACCCAAAAAGTAGTATCCTAACCCCAGTTGTATAAGAAGGCAGAAAGTCTGCTAGACGGATGCAACTAGAGGGAGGTACTTATCAAAACTAAACAAAAAATAGAAATACAATGGAAACACATACCATCCAAACCTGCTGAGGAAGTACGGTTTACTTATGAATTTCACCGTGGTGAAAAATTTGTAGCAATTTTGCCTGTCGGTTTAGTTCACAAAAAAACAGGGATAAAAGTAGTAACTCGGCAAGAATTCAAAGAGGGTGAAAAGGTACCCGATAATTGGTGTTGGTTTGTTATTGAGGGTACTAACGCTAATAACATCGGTTATGAATACCGCTATAACGCAGGTATTGGCGGTTCTACAAAAATAGCACCTAGAAATAAAATATCTACTGGTCCTTGGGAGTCTCAAAGATGGGTAGAGAATTACATTAACAAAAACTATATTTTAGGAGAGGAATAAATGAACGAACAAGAAGTAAATCAAAAGTTTGATGCTTTGATACAACCAAAGGTAATCAATCAAGTAGTAAAGCAAAAGAGAGAGCCAGCAAAATTTCCTGAACTGCGATACCTGTGGGGTATTACTTTATTAGGTAGTTTTATTTTGATTGTTCTCAGCGCTGTTTTTACTACCATTATTGAAGCCCTGTAATCCGCAAACGCAGATTACTCGGGACTCAAAGTAAGTTGGATTAGGAACGGGAATTATTCGGTAACAATCAGCCGAGTGGTTCTCGTTTTTCCATATATCGTTCAGGGTCATAAATAGTTATCGCCTTCGCAATCAAGTGAGGTTGTAAAGTCTTGGCGTGATGCCCACAAAAATAAAGTTCTCCATTTAGAAACGAGGCTCCGACCTTTGCCTTGACTCCGCATCTATCGCAACTCTCGAACACTTCGATAGGTGTGCGAACCATTGCGGTCATTTCTTTTTCTTCTCAGGCGGATATTTTTCAATCCGCTCTTTTATTCTTCCATCTTTGTAAAGTCGAACTATCCAGCCATCTTTAATCTGCATCGGATTAAATGGATGTTTTGTTTTTCCATTTCCTTTGGACATTACTTTAGGCGACCTGAATTTGAATCTGTAACAGGACCACCAACAATCCAAGCCCGACAAACCCGAGCGCTCGCACACTTAAAATCAAAAGCCTCGCAATATCCCAACTCGCCAGCATCTATAACATCCCAAGCGGTTTCACGGTTATCGCCTTGGGCTAATCCACCCTCAATACATTGAAGCATGGCTGAGGTTTGAACAAAGGCGGCGCAGTTCCCGCACCGTTGCTTCTTGGCTTCTTCAGGGCTTACACCCCATTCAGAGGCGATTTCAGACCAGTAATCCTCGTTTGGCTCTTTAGGGTTAAGCGGACCGTATTTAGCGTCTTTAATCGCCTTTGCACGGTTTTCAAGGTTGGCTCTTACATCCTGAGTCGCAGGTGGGCAGGATGCCTTCAATAGTTTGGAGACTGCTGGCGTAAGAGACATAGGTGAAGTATACCCGAACGCCTGTTCGAAGAAATTGGGCTTTGTGTCGGGATGATTTTTAACCCCAGTTGTGTTATACTGGTGCTGTCCTGAGAGGAGGGCGGAAATGATAAAAGCAGTCGGCAAAATAGAGAACGAGTGGAGCAGGGGCGAAATCAATAAATTCGAATATGAATTCGAAAAGATTGATGAGATTGAAAAGTTCTTGGCTTACAACAGGGCTTACATCAGAGAAATTAAATTCGTCGGAGCAATTAAAGAGGAGGTCGAATAATGGCGATTCAAATTGAAAATAACGAGATTCTTGATTTCATTGAATATGTAGATACTTTCTACAATCCTGTAACTGGCGTGTTCCCAATCAAGGGAGCAACTGTCGAGGTCATCACAAAAGCAATCAAGACTTATATTGGCGGGATTCGTCAGGCAACTACATGGGGCGGTGGCGATAGCGTCGATAGAGAGTTTGTCCGAGACATCATCCTTCAGAATCCTGAATGTGAGGTAATCAAGTGACTACAACAATCGAAAAGGTAAAGGTTACGCCTAAAGTTGGCGACATCCTTTACTCATCATGGGGCTATGACCAAACTAATATCGAGTTTTTCAAGGTGGTCAAGGTCAGCGATAAATCCGTATGGATTCAACAGGTTCGAGCCAAGATAGTCGAGGTAACTGGATGGGCGCATGAAAATGTCGTGCCTACTGATGTATCTGAATATCAGGTGAGGAACTGGGATAACAAGGAAGATGAGTTTGGAAATATCAATCCATTCATCACCAAGACCTATCCAATCAGCCGTCACAAAATCAAGCATTTCGATTGGAAGGATGAGGAAAGTTACTATGTAACTTTGAACTCTTTCTCCCACGCTTCCTTATGGGATGGCAAGCCAAAGGGTCAAAGCCACACCCACTAATAGATTCGATTATTAACCCCAGTTATGATATACTGGACTTGTTCTTAGAGAGGAGAACAAAATGGGTTGGAGTGAATACCAAGTCGGTAGCAATATCTCGACTAGAAAATTTGTCGAGTATCAATTAGGTCGTTTCTATGGCGACTTAGGCAAGATTGTAAAAATTGAGCAGGGCAAGGCTCAAAAAATCGGCAGAGGTAAATTCAAAACTGCTTTTTATGTTGCGGTTAAAAGCGAGTTAAGTGGCGAAACTTATGCCACCGTTTATTTAACTGAGCGTAAGAACGGACAAATCTTAATCAAGAAAATAGACGAAACAGAAGGTCCTTGTTACTACGAGGCTTCAGTTCGTTTTATCAACTTATTAAGCAAGCCACAAAATATGGAAAGTGCTTGGTGGAGAAATAGATGTTTTGAAATCCAAAACACTCGGCGCCCTGAACTTGCTGAGAAATTAACTAGGCTGTAAGAGAGGAAAAAAATGGCTACAAGGTCAAATATCGGAATCGTAAATAATGATGGCTCGGTAGAAACTATCTACTGCCATTGGGACGGTTATCCTGAGCATGTTGGTGTAGTGCTTGCAAAATGGTATCGAGAGGCAGAGGTTAGAACTTTGCTAGAACTTGGTGACCGTTCTTCATTGCATGTCGAGCCAACTATTAAAGATAGTTATGGCGAGCGTGGCGAAGTTTGCAAGTCTCAAACACACGCTTCAATCTATGAATATGCTAAGGCAGACAAGGCTGGCGCTGAATTTGTCTACTTGTTTCAGGATGGGGAATGGCATGTTTATGAAACCATCAATCCTCCATATATCCAAAAAGAAAATGGAGAATGGGAAAAAGATGGAGAATACGCAATCTCACCAAAAGGCATCATTGACGAGATTGATGTCAAATTCAAAAAAGTAGCGGTTAGTGCGTAATTGGTTTATTTATCGCAAGCGTGGGAGAATCCGATTCTCAAGAGTTAGGATTCCCCATGATTGCATGGTTAGCGCTCGCCGTTAGTTTTATTGCTTTAGGTATTTCTATTAAGGCTTATATGAACTCGGGTTGGGTTGATATTGACTGGAATTTTAATGAGGATGAAGAGAAGTCTTAAGCAACTCTGCAACTGTAATTGTGTAACCCTTCGTTGAGTATTCAGGACGATTCATTTCTCTCTTCAATCCGTGTTTAGCAATAGCCATCCGAATTCTCTCGGTTGGAACTATGACTACGGAATCCTCAAGAATGAAAGACCAATGAGTCGCCTTGGTTGTGCTTATGCCCGATGCGTACCAGCATCCAAGAACATCTGACCAGCACTCGGTTTCAATATAGAGATTGCCTGTTTCTTTCCAGCGTCTATCTCTTTTAACCTCAACTGTTTCAATCGGTGAGGTCAGGAAGTTATTAACTAGGACTTCGCCCTCTTGCCCAAACCTTAAATCTAAATCCCAATCAGAAAGACTCATAGAGTTCCCCATTGATTTGATTGACCGATTGAGATAGGTGCGATGCTTTGAATGACTGAACGGTTTTCATAGAGTGCTAAGAGTATTGCTTCAGCACGGTCAGGCGAGGCGACACCCCGTTTCTTCATATCAACTTTTGATTCAATAACAACTCGACCTGAAGCATCCGATGTATAGGTTGGTCCTGCTAACTGCGACAGTACGAACCTATCTACATTTAATCTAATATCCTGTTTACCATCTTTAGGCTGAATCATCTGTCTAGCGTTCCACCACATCTCGGCTCTTTGATTCTTAAACTTTGCTTGGTCTTTAGGCTTCTCGGCTACATTGACTCCGATGATGTCAGCGGGTAGCGAGCGCTCTTTGACCCATCTATCAAGAAGAGAGACAACTCCCCAACCTAAACCGATGGTATCGATTTTAACTCTAACCCTATCTCGGACTTCTCTGTCTTGATGAATCTTGATGCAAGCCTCAACCTCTCGCATTACAACTCCAGCCACATCAACTGCGTTGGCATTTTGTTTACCTGATGAACGATGAACGATGCTGACTGCTCCGCCATCTAATCGAGCAATAACAAATTCATCTCCGCCGTCGGATGCAATATCAACTCCAAGTTTAATTATCTTAGATTCAATCGGCTCTTCGTTCTCTGTTGCCATCTCAGCCCAAGCAAACGGGATAACTTTACCTGTACTTGATTTAGGAAACTGCGCCATAACACGGGCTTCAACGAATGGTGAATCCTCACCGAATTCAGAAACAACATCATTAACCCAAGTTTGGTCTACAAGATGTGTTTTAACTTCATGCTCTTCTATGTAATCAGGACATGAGCGACATCTGCCAGTTGGCTCACCAGTAAAGTTTGGTGTGTCGTATGCGCTGATTGGAATGATGTTGTAAAGCGGACTCGAGCAGATTCTTTCAAACCATGTTTGCTCTGTATCTGTTGGCGGGTTACCAAGGACAAGTAGTTTTGTGTTGCCACCAGTCATGAGAGACTCAAGTGCTCCTCCGATTGTGTCAGATAAACCTCCAGCCTCATCAACTACTACGAGCAAGTTAGGTGCGTGGATACCCTGAACCGCTGTTTCATCATGAGCGCTTGGACTAAATCCGTATCCAACTACGGTGCCATTTATTTTCCATTGAACCGTATCGGCTTCCCCAGGCAAGTTATGTTTAGCGTGAACTCTTCTAATATGCGGCCACATAATGTTTCTAACCTGTCGGTGTGTAGTCGCTGTTGTAATTGCAACCGCTGTACCTGCGGGATGAACTGATAACCACCATGCAACTGCTCGTGCCGCTAGGTGAGATTTCCCAGGCGCATGGCAAGCAGGAACTACCGTTCTTTTATTTACCATCAAAGAATTTAGAATCTCTTTTTGTTTACTCCAAAGAGTTTCCCCTAGCCCTTGTTCAATAAATCCAACTGGGTCGTTTTGCCATCTAGCCCAAGGATTTTCTAACTCTGCATCAAGGATGACTAACAAGGCATGACGCTCTTCAGGTGTGAGCATTGCCAGCAACTCCGCTTGTTTAGTGGAATCACTTTCGAGGAACTTGTCGAGAAGTCTCTCGGTCATAAGTTAAGCGCTTTTCGATTTACGGGACTCTAAGACTTTGGCTATCTTCTCTTGTAATTCTCCCATGGTGACTGTAACTCTAACCTCTGACACGGAATGACTCAAAACTTCTTGCTTATCCACCTTGCCAAAATCTTCAGGGGCTTGACGCTCTAACCACCAAGCGGATGCTTTCCAATCTCCTTGACTCGCCGCACTTGAGATAACTGCAACCTTTTTAGCGATTGCCTCCGCTCTCGCCCGTGTGAGAGACTCTAAAAACTCTAAGTAGATTTTCTCCTCGGGTTTAGGTTTAGCATCAACAATCGTTGCCAACCTATCTCTTTCTACCATGCCACGGCTCATCCAGTTATAGAAAGTGGACTCAGCAATGTTCACCATCGCTACCGCTTTGTTGATTGGCATACCAAGGACAATCAGGTTAATTAACTCTTCTCGCTTTGTATCATCAAGAAGCATCGGCAAGCGCCCACCAGTTTTAGGTCTAGGTTTAGCGCTTTTTTTTACAACTGCGGTTGTCATTAAAATTCAACTCCTATAAACCAAAATCCTAAATCTAAATCAATTCCGTATGAACTGATACTAAAACCAATACCAAATCCCAATCTTCGTCCCCAAGCGAGCCAGTAGCGTCCAATCTTTTTCTCCATGGGTTTATTATACCTTTAACAGTTCATGCAGTAATTGGTAGTGCGGACATTCTCTTTTTGTACAAAAATTCTGCGAGCGCAATGAAAGCAAGAAACTTCGATTACTTGTTTATCATCCTCAACTCGTTTGATTTCTAGCCCTGCAATTTTCATTCTTTTTCCTCCACAGTACAAGCCTCAACGGGGATAAATAATAACTCAGCCACATCTTTCCAGCCATTTATCGTGTTAGCCCATTCATTCAAATCTTCGGTATGAACTCTCATATTGTGTTCGCCGACTCGGATGGTTGTACGACCCACGGGAATATGCCCAGGCTTGGATTTTCCTCCTGCGAGAATCTCAGCCACTTCCTCAGCACTAAAGCCTGTTCCCCGCAAGCCCGTACTGGTGAGAAGTTTGTTCAACTCCTGTGGGTCGTATGTTGCCAAGTCAGAGGTGCGGTTATCGACAATAAGAATTTTAATTTCCTCAACATCATCGACATCAACCCAATGAACGGCAATCTTCTCCCATCCTAACTGAACCGCTCCTTGATAGGTGTGGTTCCCTGAGAGAATATGTTTGGTGCGCTTATTAACCACGATAGGTCGATACTGACCCATGTGAGTAAGGGACTCAATGATTGAACCAATGTCGCCTTCTCTTGGGTTAAGCGGATGTATCTTGATTTCGTTAATTCCAACTGTCTCAATATCTTGCGCTTCAACTTCAGAGCGCTCGCCGTTTGGCTCAGGCTCAACTGGCTTTCGCTCGGGTAATCCCAATCGGGTTTTGATTTCTTTAATGGCTTTCTGTTTTGTCGGAGCCTCTACATAAAGTTGCTCTTTCCAAGCCTTGTAAGCCTCAAGTTCAACTGTAAACTTCCAAGCGCTAACCTTTACTTCAGGGTCGCTAGGTAAAGGCTTAGAACCGCTCACAGGGTCTTTATCCTTACCAGTCATCAACCTATCTAAAGTCTCAACCTCAGATTGAGTGAAGCCAGTTCCTTCAAGTTCAGGAAGTGCGGTCAATAAACTCTTGAGCAATGGCTCGTTGTAAGTGGCTAGGTCAGTTAGCCGATTATCTGCCAAAACAATTTTGCGAGCGCTCTCTTCATCTACCTCAACATAAGTTATTTTGATTTTTTTCCAGCCAAGTTTCTTTGCCGCTTTGAAGGTGTGGTTACCAGCCAAAATGAAATTCGAGCCGTACTGAACAACAATCGGGCGATACTGACCATGGGCTTTGAGCGACTGGGCAATAGCCTCAATGTCACCTCTGCGTGGGTTCGTTGGATAACTCTCGAGTGTGTTAATCGGAACTGAAGCAACTTGTCCAACTTTTATTTTCGCTTTCATTTAATGTAAATCCATGCCTCGAAGTTAAAAAACTTCCAAAACATTGTGCCTACTGTAAACCCTGCGTTCTCTGCCAATATCTGATTTCGTACTGAGGAATTAACTTTCATGATGGGTCTTAAATCCCGCTCTTTGTTTAGTATCTCCTCAGCGGTAAAGGCTTTGCGCTTGAAGTCATAGTGAGCGCCGTTGATTACCTGCTCTAATTCACCCGACTCTTCTCTCACTTTCTCAGCCCATATAAAAGCCCCACCCTCAACTAGAGATTCATGGATGATGCTTAGGATATTTGGTCTGTCTTCGTATGGAATGAACTGAAGGGTAAAGACTGAAAGAATCAAACTGGATTTGCCAAAACCATTGAAGGCTCTTAAATCTTTGCGAACATAAAGGGTTTCATCATGGGACTCAGGCAAAAGGTTATCTGCTATATCAATACCGATTTTCTTACCACGGTGAGGAAGTCTCTCTAATAGTTTTCCAGTAGAACATCCAAGGTCAATGACCTGAGTATCTTCGGTCATGAAGTATGTACTTAAATCACAGATTGCTTCAGTTAGTGTGTGATAGTTCGGAATTGACTGAGCAATATGCTCATCAAAGTTATCGATGGTGTCAAAAGAAAATGGCTCAGTAGAACTCATGAAGCCTTCTACCAATCGCTTCCACAACAGGAATTGTGATTGTCCGTCCGCACCGTTCGTATCTTTCGGAATCTGAAACTCTTCGTCCATCTTCGTAAAACTCCGTCCATCCATCGGGTAATCCTTGAAGTCGTTCACACTCCAAGGGAGTTAATTTTCTAAGAGCAAAACCATCATCGTCGCCTGTTAGAACTCCGTGTCGGTCTTGCGCTGTAATTGTGTACATCGGGTCTCCATCATCTTTGATAAGTCGCCCGTTTGGTTTTTTATTAACTCGAGCAACATCCAAGACTGGTCTCACAAACGGAACATTGTTACCGCCAGTTCCCATGTGAGCGAGAAGTGTTGGAGCCACATTCTCAAAAGTTCTAAAACTATTTTCTCGGCGGATGAACTGCTCAACTACATATTGTCGGGAGTTTCCTCCTTTGTAGTAATGGGCGTCAAGGGTCGGAGAAATGTGGGAGAAAAACCCCTGCCTTCCTTCTCGTTCTTCCTTGTCCGACTGAGCATTGCTTCTACTTGTTGCTCCGATAGGAAATACTTTTGGTCGGGGGTTTCCTCTAAGATGTCCGATAAGGAATACCCTTTCTCGGTGTTGCGGGACTCCGAAATTTTGGCTGTCAAGCAATTCCCATTGACAGTCATACCCCAAGCCATCCAAGACTTCGAGGA